ATAACCCGGATTTTGAACACCCCCGTGTGCATCTTCGTCTTGTACTTGAGAAAAAGATTTTGATTTATAATGGTCAGATCATAGTTAGAATACTTCCACTAAATTGATCCTATTGGGACATCAATTCTGTCCCTAGCAACACAGACATTATTTTTGACAAGAAAACATTCAACATAATGTGAACCAGCGAAATCAGTGTGCTCATAATGATGCTTAGAATTTGTTTTATCAATATTCCCACGAATCATATTTTTATTTTCAGCTTCTACACCAACATTTCTTACTTTCCACCAGATTTGATAAGGCGTTGGACAATTTGTCTCAGCGATATAGAAGTCAAGATGTTTATTATGCTTGAGCCATCCAATATTTCCATGCAAGAATGTTCTTAGAAGGAATGGTCTCCAACCATCTTGTGTAACTTTACAGTCAATCCTGAGGCGGTATCGAATGTCCACAGGCACTAATTCCTCAATAAACTTTTCTGTAACTGCTCCTCTGTCATATTTTTTATCAGAAGAATACTGTACAAACTTCTCTGTTTTCCCTTCCGCCTTTGGAAAATCAGTACCGAGTAGCTCCCGGAGCATATCATTGATTCCCTGAGTAGTATTCGTGGTTCCATCAAGTTTTTTATGAGCTTTCTTTGCCTTTGAAACAAAAGCACCATTACCTGAATTAGATACCCGCTGATTGCTTCCGATAGCAAACCAATAGTTCTGATCAGAATTTTGATTTTTAAGATATATATACATATCTGTCAGAATTTTCAGGTAATCATTAGTATCACAATCAGAAAAGTTGCCATTGTCCTGAAAAAAATTATATACCAACGTATCAATAAGAAGACCACCCATTTCAATTCCAACATTATTTTTCCAACTTCTGATAGCATGACAAAAGTCGTAATAGATTTCTGTTGAATCTAAATTGCATTGTTCACATTCAGACTGTTCACTCAAAGGATCTGTGTATTTCCAACTCCCGTCATCATGTGTGTCTGGATATTTAAAGCTATCATCTAACTGCTTGAAGCCGGGAACTAATTCCACTGTATACTTATTAAAATTAATGACTACAACCTGTCCGTCACCACTCATATCGGTTTTAGGATATTTTTCTTTTAATACATTTTTAACGTCCTGAAGGAGAGCAGACTGTCCATTGCTGTCATAGTTGTTGTATTTCGTATAAACACTATTGGGCATATCGAACAGAATGTCAAGATCACTGCTCCCCGCAATCGCTGTTTTTCGGCCAACAGAGCCGACGATATACATATGGGATTCAGAATCTCCGTCAAGATCATAGTAGTGGTTATTAAGTTTTTTTGCAATGTCACCTGTCGTCTTTTCCATGTCGGACAGGTTATCCAATTGAATGTTATCGCAAAACATTCTGAAATCATTAGGTAAGGACATACTCTATTTGATTTCTCCTCTCAAAGTGGGTGGAAGAAAATGATCGATTTCCTCCGCCGTATAAGTGTACTCATCTTTTGCTTTCAATGCAGTACTAGCCATTTTCACAGCCTCATTTGTAGTTGATGGGGCATCAACGTAAAGTGCATTTAATTTTGTTATGATAGTTTTGTATTCTGTATCAACTTGTTCTAAATTTGCTCCCATATGTAATTCTGCAATAATATGAAGAAGTTGATTTCGAATTACGACAAACTTATTGGCAACTATCCTATGCTGCTGTTCCATTTTTTTCAGATTAAAGCTCTTTAAATAAGTAGTCATGAAAAGCGTACCAAAAGAAATGAGTGCTGTCAGAATTTTGGGAATAGTTTCATCAACAAAAATGGTCGTGATGATTCCGCATGATGTAACTGCCGCGAGAAAAATATTAATTGTCTCAAAACAATTATATCTTCCGGCATAGATATCTGCCTGTTTTTCCTGAATCTTATGCGTCCAAACAACACTGGCAAAATTTTGTCGTACTTCTTCAAGTAGAATTTGATTCTTTCTATCCATTTCGTAACCCCCATCACATGGTTCCATCATGCTTTTATGCCTATAAACTATTTTTGTGAATACTTCTCGTATTTTCTCATAAAGAATTTATCTGTAATCATTGGTCATATAAGTATCACTCTTCTGCCATCTTTTGCCAAACTTTCCCTAAGCATTCAATACTATCTTTGGTATTGACCTCCATACCGCTTCCTGGTGCTTGCCAAACTGGTGAAAATGTCCCATTAACTGTTTCGCTATTGAACTGATTCAACATTGTTTCTTCAAATGTTATTGTATTATTGCTTTTTGATTCACTCTCCCTTAACCAGTGCCAAGAACCAATGTTGTTATAAACAAATGTATCTATAACAATACCGGACAAATGGTAGCTAGAAAAGCACTTGTTTCTTACATATCTTATTTGTTTACAGGTATCAAAAAATAAGCCATTACTCTCCTCCGGCTTATTTTTATTCTTCATTGTCTCTTGCTCTTTTTTAGGATTTGTACTTCTCCAATTCCCACCCATGTTGCTATCCGGGTAAATATACATAACATCTCCCCATATTCCAGTATGTTTAAACGCAGGTAATAGTTCTAACTTCATACCATCAGAAAATTTAACAACAACAACTTGCCCATTTCCGTGAATATCAGTATTGGGATATCTAGAAAGTATACTTTCTTTAACCGCCTGAATTAAGCGCGACTGACCATTTCCTTTTAAGGTATCATATCGATTGTATTCATTTTTAGGTAATTCCAACAGTATATCAATATCACTGGTACTAATGGCTGTTCCTCTACCATAAGAGCCAACATACAGACTATGCGTTGTATCACTGCCACTGTTCCAAAATTCTTTATTTAGCGATTTAGTTATCGTATGATATCTTTGGGAAATCAAGCTTCTTGTATCGCTATCAATTCTATTTATGTTTTGTGTAACAGAAAAACTCATCATCGACTCTCCTCACCTTCTACTGTTTTAAATTATCATTATTTTAATTATAGCATGATCCTCTGAGAAAAAAAGAAAACATAGTTAAAAAATACTGCAATACTTACGATTTTCTACCGTGCGACTTTTTAGCGATTATACTTTTATTCCTGTCCCATCTCTGAATGTCCCCTGGATATTATCTTTGTTGTTCACATTAATAAATCATTCTTCTTTAACTCCGATATCAAGGTAATTTCCCAAGTAGTTACAGTTTCGTTGCTAAGTTATGTCACGCGTCGCAGTAGCACCAAAACAAAAGTATGCAAAGAAGACTCATATGCTAATTTCGGCGTCTTTTACACGCATATGTTCGTCCCATCCTTAAACGTCACTTTGATATCCTCTTTGCCATAGACCGTAATGGAATCAACCAAACTGCACCACAGACGTTCATCAAATTCTCCTATCAAGTTCTGCCCCTTAAGATTATCAATGAAAACTCCCAATTGCTCGTTCCGTAACCGTCGACCTTGAATTTTTGCGGTAATGGCTTCGTATTGTTCCTTTGTCCGGTCATATCGACTAACAAGGTTGTCATAGCGTTCCTGGTATTCCACTTGGTCTTGGGAAACCCGTGCATTTTCAGCAATACAATTTTCCGTCATATCGGTAAGTGCAATCAGGTCCTGATTCAACCGATCCTGCTCGCTTTCAAGATTCGCCGTATCACACAGTTGTTCCCGTATCAGTTGTATATTGGAAATGATTTCGTCCTTATTCCCAACCAGTTTATTCATAGCTTTTATAAAAATCAGTTTGATATCTTCTTCGGTAAGGTGTGGGGTCTTGCAGTGATGCTTGAATTTATCATTGCAGCGGTAGATAGTCCTGCGGTATTTATCGTTGGAATGCCAGACTTTGGCTCCGTACCAGCTACCGCAGTCGCCACATTTTATTTTCGATGAAAAGATACTGACTCCGCTGTGCCGCTTGCCGCCACGTCTTTTTATTTCTTCCTGCGCTAAGTCAAATACCTGCGGACTGATGATGGCTTCATGATCATTTTCCACATAGTACTGTGGAACCTCGCCATGATTTGCTTTTGTTTTCTTGGTCAGGAAATCCACCGTATAGCGTTTCTGAAGAAGCGCATCGCCTTTATACTTCTCATTCGTAAGAATACTTCTGACAGTGCTTGGACTCCATACATCGCATCCTGCCGGAGTTTTAATACCCTGCCCCGTCAAATCACCGGCAATGGAGTGAAAGGTATATCCGCTAAGATATAGTCTGTAAATCAGCTTCACTACCCTTGCCTGCTCCTTGTTGACGACCAGATTGCCATCCAGTCCTTTGTCATACCCAAGGAACTGCTTAAACGGTACGCTGACCTTCCCGTCGGCAAAACGCTTCCGCTGTCCCCATGTCGTGTTCTCGGAAATGCTCCGGCTTTCTTCCTGGGCAAGCGAGGACATGATGGTGATGAGCAGTTCGCCCTTGGCATCAAGCGTCCAGATATTTTCTTTCTCGAAATAAACCTCAATCCCCTTATCCTTAAGCTTTCGCACGGTTGTCAGGCTATCCACCGTATTTCTGGCAAACCGACTGACGGATTTTGTGATAATGAGGTCAATCTTATTATCCAGCGCATCCCTTACCATTGTATTGAACCCGTCACGGTGCCGAGTATTGGTTGCTGAGATTCCTTCATCCGTGTATATACCAACAAAATCCCAGTCATTTCTGCCCTTGATATATGATGTATAATAATCGACCTGTGCTTCATAGCTTGTTACCTGATCCTCATGGTCTGTCGATACACGGGCATAGCCTGCTACTCTCCGTTTCCTGTGGCTATTGATAGGTTCTGCCGTGTAGCGGCTGATGACTGCCGGAATAGTATGTACTCTTCGCGCTTCCACTATAGTTTCCATCTCCCCTTATGTGTTCAGCAATTTTCTGTTTTAACCGGTGGCCAGCAGCAGCTTGTTCTCCTGCCATCGGTAAAACAAAATGTCAGCTCATCAGTTTTTCCAGTTTCAATATGGTCTATCTGCTTTCGGAATGCGGCATCATCAAATGCTGGTAGGCCGAGCACCGTTGCTGCCAGCTGCTTCAATGGTTCCTCCCGTATACCCGGAACCTTGCAGGATTTTCCCGAGATCTTGCACCGCCAGTAAGCAACTTTCCCGTTTTTTCGCTTGTCCAGGCAGCGTTTGAAGCAGATGTTACATTGAACGCATAGAATCCGATCTGTAAAAGCAGAATACCGCTTCGATTTCCCGCTCATCCGGTACTGCTTCGTCCAAACCCTTTGCTTGTCCTTGAGTTTTTCCGTCCAGTGATCCTTGTTTGCAGTTGATTCCCAGTGCCGGATAATTTTTCGGCCATCTTTCATGTTAAATACCATGACACGATATTCAGGTACAGTAATTGTATCAACTTTTTCAAGGAATATGTTTTCATCAAAAGCCTGCAGTCCAAGGACAGCCGTACATTCCCGTTCCAGCACGATTTGCGGAATAGTTCCTTTTGCGCCACAGTTCTTTCCTTTATATTTATGGGATGTACATCCCCAGTACCCGATATGCCGCCCTTTATATTTCCGTTTGCTACTGACGTAACTTTTTCCACAAATACCGCATTTGATTTTTCCCGTAAAGCATGTCGTATGTAGTGATTTGTTAGCAAATGGCCCTAATTTGCATCGGCATGCCATTTCTTTTTGTACATAATCGAACGTTTTCTTATCAATAATGGCTTCATGAGTATTTTCGACAAAATACTTTGTTCTCTCGCCACGGTTTTTCCGTTCTTTTTTAGTAATAGGATCTTCTATATATGTTTTCTGAAGCAGGAGATTTCCGGTATAGGTAATATTGGTAAGTACCTGCTTGATGCTGGGATCACCCCAGTTATTACCATGCCTGGTTTTGATGCCCTTCGCCGCAAGCTCCCGTCTTGTCTCAACCCGTGATTTCCCGTCAAGGAAATTTTGGTATATTCTCCGTACAACAGCGGCTTCCTCCGGAACGATTACGAGTGTATCCCCTTCCCATCGATACCCATATATAAAGAACTTCGCAGGCGGCATGCCCTGTTGGAACCGTTTCTGCACACGCCATTTGATATTCTCGCTGATGGATCGGCTTTCTTCCTGGGCAAATGATGCAAGAATAGTCAGCATCAACTCGCCTTCGCCGCTCAGGGTATGGATGTTTTCCTTTTCAAACCATACTTCAACGCCAATATCCTTTAAATGGCGTACCGTGTTCAAAAGGTCAACCGTATTTCTAGCAAACCGCTGAATGGCTTTTGTAAGGATGATATCGATTTTTCCTGCTTCTGCATCAGCAATCATTTTGTTGAATGCATCCCGCTTTCGCCATTCCCGTACCGGAAATGCCATAGTCCGCATAGACACCGGCATATTCCCATTCAGGATTCTTTCTGGATAAGGCCGCTGTAATAGCTGACCTGTGCCGAAAGTGAATGCTGCATCCGTTCCGATTCCACGGAAACACGGGCATAGGCTGCTACTTTCTTTTGTTTTTTGAACGGCGATACCTGATGCTCGACTTTGAGGATTGTTTTTCGCATAGAATTCACTCCTTTCCAACACTATATATCACTCTGTTTGATACAATTATCAAGTGTATAAAGAGCCGAAAAAAGGATGATATTTTTCGAGCATCTGGCGCTCTGCCGCGTGATATTCGCTCTCCGTGATAAGTTTTTCATCACGCATCAACTGCATCAGATGCAATGTCATCAGGAACAGCGCTTCATTTTGAAAAGTTTTCTTATCCATGATGACCAACGCCGAAACGGTATTCAATATAACAGGCATGGCAGCAGAACTTCCGTTGGCTGTTCCCGTAAGTCTTAAATACCTTGCCGCAGTTCGGGCAGGTAAAGGTATAGACTGCCTTTCGCTTCACCAAGTCAAGATGCCCGTTCCACCACTTGTTTCTGCATTTATCCGAGCAAAAGCGTTTCTGCTTTCGTCCCTGGACCTGTTCTATTTGCTTGCCGCAACACTCGCACACCGATTTTCCACCAGTGGAAACCACCAGATTGCTCCGGCGGCAAAATGACTTGACCGTGTTCACCGAAACGCCTGTTTGCTGTGCTATTTTCCCGTATCCCAGACCATCTCGGCGTAAAACGATAATTTGCCTTTTCTCATCGTCCGTCATATCGGACACCTCCTAATCGTTACGAGGTAATTGCCTCTATGAGTAAAAGGACAAGAAAAGGACGTGTAAGAACCAACGTGATTTCATTCTGACAACAAAAAAACTGCGAACGCTCCAAAGCTGGAACACTCGCAGAATGGTTCATCATCATATATATTTTTTATTTCACTATTAATGCGATACAAAATTATATAATCTAACAACTTAAGAACTTAGTGACATAAAAAGTCGTCAAAATCATCTTTAAATTCTTTGTTCCGGGTATCACGATTGAAGAAATGAAATCCCAATATACCATATCTATTGTCACTAGCAAACTTGATAACCGCTTGAGCTTTTCTCTCCATCTGAAACAAAAAGTCTTCTTTCCACTTGTCTTGGTCCAAAAGTTGAGTCCCTTTTTCTTCAATAAATACTTGCTGTTGATCATAACCATCTTCTGTATTTTTCCGTCGCAAAAAGATAACAAAATCAGGTTCAAAACGATTCCCGCCATCAAATGAATATAAATGGAATTGACGTTCATTGCGGATTAAATAAATCATATCGTAGTTTTTACGTAAATCAGATAGATGTTCCATAAAATACCCAACAAAGGCTTTTTCCTCATCAGTCCCCCAATTATCTGAAAAAGCATACCAATCTTCTTTTGTCAGGTCGATACGGTAATCAGGATTTACAGTAGGATCATTTTGACTATAACCATACCCTCCCTTATGAGTAGTATTACATACCACTTTCTTATCTTTGAAAATATCACAAATATTGTGTTCTAAGAACTTGTCTGTTCCCTCATACGTAATGTCGATGCTATCAATGACTGCTGCAATTTTTCTCATAAAGACATTAAGAACTAGAAACAACATTTCCATCGTTAATGTTTCTTTTCCATACTGGCTTTTAATGGAAATGTTAACATTTCCTAGGTAATTCTCATCGGTTATGAACTGTCTGGTACTTTTTAAATTAGGAAAATAGTTCTTTAAAATATTGAATTTTAGCATTGGCTGACGCGCAAGCGCCTTATAGGTTAATGCATAATTCAATCTGGCAAGTTCCTTGATGGTAAACGTAGACGTTTTTATCTCAGACTGATATTCAACGGAAGTATTTTCCTCAAGTATTGCATCTACACCGGATTCGCCTGTTGCAATACGTATCGTATATGTCTTATCGCGGACAGACTGATGGATACCATCTATCCTCGTTCTATCGGTTTCTTGCCGATCGTTTATAAATATTTTCCCATTTTTATATAAATCGCCTTCTTTAAATGAGCTTTTTAGCGAAAGCAACACAGACTTGGGATCACTATCTAAACCAATTTCCCTTAATGCATGTTGCAAATCTGATATATATTGACGTTCATTGTAACAATGATAATGAAGCGTTTCACAAATTCGCATTTCATTGTCCACATCATCATCATACTTGCGCTGAGATTTAGACTGTTCATCATTTAACTGGAAGGGACAGTACCTTGCGCCACGGCCGATGAGTTGTGCTTCTGATATTGTTGCTTGTGATATTCTGGTACCACTTGACTGCCGGGTTTCATAAAGACGCACAATATCAAATAAATTTAATACATCCCAACCTTCATCTAATTTTTTGACTTCAAAAATCGCACGATATGGGTTCGCTTGATCTTCCAAGGTGTTAAGTATAATCTGGTTTTCCCCTGTCTCCTTATCTTCATTGGCAGAAATACAATGAGCCGGCGAAAAATCGTCTCGCAATTCAGATGCTAATTCATCGAAATCAATATTTTTATCCATAAAATAATAATATGCTTTATTCATCACTTCGTTTCCAGGATTCGTAAGTTTAATCTGCTCAAGGTCAGCTCCTGTTAGATTGGCTATACGTTCAGAAAATTCCTTCATAAAGTCCTTACTCTCTTTTATTGTGTACGCTTTAAAAAGAATTACAGGCTTTATATTTAATCGATGTTCCTGAAACACTTTTAAACGATATTGGCTAAGCATAATGGCCTGCAAAGAACGATCCATAGGATTTAGGTCTGAACGCAGTGTCATGATTTCTTTAGAATATTTATCTAAACGGAATTTCAAAAGAGGATAGTCAAAAATAATTTTTTGTTCATATTCTTTTTTGATATAAGGATTCTTCAGATCAAGTGTAGCTGTAAACTCCAGCAAAATATTATCAACAGAAGTAGATAAAATCTGTTTTACTGTTTCTTCCCAAGAATGAGAATTTTTTTCTTCACTCTTAGCTACCCCATTCTTTGTGAGCACATTTAAGTGATGTGCTTCATCAGAAATTAGCACGGTCTGCTGTCCTATAAAATCAGCCTCTGTCATTGCATTTTCTTTGGCAAACCACATGTCATCATGAAGCCCCTGAATTGTAGAAAAACAAATGTTGATGGCATTTTCATCTACCGATTGGAAGTTAGAAACTTCTTTAATCGGTACAGATTCATCATCAATAATGATCGAATCAGCAAACAAATACTTTGAAGAAGCCCTGTTTAGAAAATTCTCCTTTGTTTTTTGAACAATGTTTGTTGAATTAACAAAGAAAAGAAAATGGCGATACCCTTGTCGATACAAATAAATAATAAGGCCAGCCATAATGAGCGTTTTACCAGAACCGGTTGCCATATGAAACAGCGTTTGTACATGCTGCTTAGCCTTTAATTTAGGAGTCTCAAAATAGGTTACAAAATTCCGAAATGCAGCTTCTTGGTATGGCCTTAATTCGAAATTGGGATTTAAATTATTGGAAATGGTTTTAGGTAAATTTTTATATTTATCAAATTTTTTTGCTTGGTCTATGGTTTCGTATAAATACATGCTTATACCTCCCCATAAAATGACTTATTAAAAGCTTTGTCTTCATCACTGATGCAAAATTCTTCATCATCTATATCACATAGATTGACGTAGAGCATATTCTTATCCAACACTTCCATTAAGAATTTTTTCTTATTGTCTAATGACAATGCTTTAAAGTCATCAATATGTGCATCAATTTCAGATGGTTTTACCTTATAGCTGATGAATCCTGTCTTCTCCATTTTATTCCAGATCGTCAAAAGCTGATCGTCAGAATTTACATTCCTAATTAAATCAACATATTTTTGATTTAATTGGGCTAATTCACAATAAACGAAAGATCCCCCACCCTTCCAATTTACTTTTTTCGAAATTCCAGATTGTTCTCCACAAATAACATGTTGTAATCTAGTTATAGCATCATTATCACCATAATCTAATTGTTCAATACCAATATACCTTCTATTCATTTTATGTGCTACAGCAACCGAAGTTCCACTTCCAAGAAAGAAGTCTAAAATAAGATCTCCTTCTTTAGTTGCAATACTAAATAATCTTTTTAACAGATTTTCTGGTTTCTTTCCTCTTCGTAATTTAACACCGCCTTCATTAGCTAAATCAGCCTTAGGGATAGAACCATGATTCCAAAAATCTGATAATTTATTTGTTTTTACAATTTGAGAATCAACTATATCTGCACTGTCTTTTAGCCAAGCAAAAACCTGTTTGTTATAATAATATGCAATAATTTTTTTCCCTTTATTTCTACCCCTTGATACCGTATATTCTGCGGAGTATAACCCATCTCCACAATAGTCCAAAATTTTATTTTGAAATTCATTTTCTGCCTGAACGCTTGTATTTCTATATATTTTATCAAAATTTTGCAAATATTGTTCTTCAATCTCTGCTCTTCGACTATCGAATTGTTTCAAAGAGATAGTTTGAATGCTATAATTTGCATGTTTTCTAATAATAACGTCTTCATGTGTAGCGGAAGCTTCAAATCTATCAATTTCTTCTGATTCACCCGCCGACAATAAAACTTTATTATATCTTTTCATCTCTTCATATCCAAATGGGTACTCTCCAGACAAATCTTCAGTGTTAGTAACATTTTTATCTTTTGCAAAACAAATTATGCTCTCATGGGTATTGACTAAAAAAGAACCACCTTGCCCAAGCCCAGACACTCCTGATCTTTCATATGCAATTGTAGACAAAAAATTCTCCCGTCCAAATATTTCATCACAAAGCACTTTAATATAAGCCGATTCATGATCATCAACTGATATGAACAAAATTCCAGATGATTTTAATAACCTTTTTGCTATTACTAATCTGTTCTTCATAAAAGTAAGCCAAGAAGAATGATTAAACGCGTCATTATAACCAAAACTATCAGACCCCGTATTATAAGGTGGGTCAATGTAAATACACTGAACTTTATTCGCAAATACTTTTTCGATTGATGAAAGAACAAGTAAATTATTTCCTCTAACAATTAAATTATTACTTTGCTGTAATTCTTTTGCTTTTGTTATAGTAAATGATATAGAGCCTTGATCATCTACATTGGCAGCATAACACTTGGCATTAACAAGAGTTTTAGGGTAGAGCAGTCTATCTATTTCACGCGGTGCAAACATTTCATTATAGAAAACCTCAGAACGTTTTTGATCTTCCTTGGTCTGTCCGCCTTCAAGAATACAGTCCTTATATGGAAAAACAAGCTCAACATTTCCAGAAGTTGCAAGCAGATTTCCATTATCATCTGCTAACCCTATCTTATTCTTAAACCTGGTATAGCTATCCGGCAAAAATTCCTTATTATTGATGACCCACCCAAATAGAATTTTGTCAAAAATCAAGATATCGTCAACCTTTCTAAAGAAATGTTCCCTCGTTATATTATTGGAAAGCAATAAATGAAGCAGATTTTCGTCCATATTGTTCGCTGTTTCACAAACAGCATTACGGAGTAAATCTCCTTCGGTAGAAACAAAACGTTCGTCACTCCGTAATAGTTTTGCTAATGTATCATATATGTTTTCCATTTTATTACCTCACTTCAAGTTGTTAGAGAATCAAATATGCCTATTCTTTACATTATACACGATTTGTCCCGAGTTATCATAAAAAATAACGAAAAAAGCCGTTATAGATCCATATCAACTTTCCATAACGTTTTTTATTTCATTATTTTTCACATCTTCGACAATTGTTCCATCTCTACTTTCTCTTGGAATAGGTAAAACATATTTGAGCGAAA